ATGATTAGAAAAAAAGTATTATTGATTGATGGTGATATTTTGTTATACAAAATTGCCATGAACAATGAAGTAGAAACACATTGGGGTGATGGATTATGGACATTACATTCTGATGCAAACATTTGTAAAGCAGATGTAGATTTAGTTATAGATGATTTAGGTGCTAGTTTAGAAGCTGATGATTATGTTGTTGCATTAACTGACAGCAAAAACTTTAGAAAAGATGTGTTGCCTACATACAAAGATAATAGAAAAGATAAAAGAAAACCATTAGCATTAAAAGAGTTAAGAGAATATGTTATTAAAAAACATAAAGGAGTTGTCTGGGATAATTTGGAAGCTGATGATGTTATGGGTATTATGGCAACAGAGCCTACAGAAGAAGAAAGAATAGTAGTTACAATTGACAAAGACTTAAAAACTGTACCATGTAATTTGTCTTCTGATGGTTTAAATGTTGAACGTATTCCAGAAAGATTAGCTGATTACTGGTTTATGATACAAACATTAACTGGTGATAAAGTTGATGGTTATGATGGTGTAGAAGGAATAGGTATTAAGACTGCTGAAAAACTTATCAAGAAGTATACTAACGTTCCCCTTTTAGACCTATGGAAAATTGTCAAAAAAATATATGTTGACAAAGGATATACTGAAGCTGAAGCATTACAACAAGCAAGAGTTGCACGTATACTTAGACACGGTGAATACAATAAGAAAACAGGGAAGGTAAAACTATGGACAATATAAAAAAACCTTTACATTATAACAAAGGTGCTATTGAACCTATAGATTATATAGTAGCAAACAATCTTACGTACTGCGAAGGTAATGTAGTTAAGTATATAACTAGATGGCGTTTCAAAGGACATGGAATAGAAGATTTAAAAAAAGCTAAACAATACATAGACTTTATTATTGATAAAGAAGCACAACCTAAAGTCACAGATACTAAAGATGCTTGAACATAAACATATTATAATTAGAGCAACTGTTAAAAAACCACCTGTGCAAGTAGATGTAATAAAACAATGGGTAAGAAATTTAGTTGAAAAATTAAACATGAAACCATTGGGTGATACAGTTGCTGTCTATGTAGACAAAGAAGGCAACAGAGGTTTGACTTGTTTGCAAGCTATTGAAACATCACACATAGCATTTCATTCTTGGGATGAAGACAAACCTGCTGTTGTTCAATTAGATGTATACACTTGCAGTCACTTAAATAAACAAACAGTATTTGATGCATTGGAAAAGTTTGAACCAATAGAAATTAATTACTTAACATTAGATAGAGAGAAATATTTAAATATAATACACATATGATAGATTACGAAAGAGATAATTTACTTACTGATTTTGGTAAGACCACATTAAAAGATAGATATTTATTACCAGAAGAAACTTCACCGCAAGAAGGATTTATGCGAGCGGCTAAAGCTTTTTCAGACAATGATGAAATGGCACAACGTATATATGATTATGCATCTAAACTTTGGTTTATGTATTCTACACCTGTGTTGTCTAATGCAGGTAGTAAAAGAGGCATGCCTATTTCATGCTTCTTAAATTATGTTGGTGATAGTAGAGAAGGATTAACAGGACATTACACAGAGAACGCTTGGCTTGCTTCTGTGGGTGGTGGCATTGGTGGTTACTGGGGACATGTAAGAAGTGATGGAACACAAACTTCCGGTGGTTCACAGTCTTCAGGTTCAATACCTTTTTTACACGTAGTTGACAGTGAGATACTTGCGTTCTCACAAGGTAAAACAAGACGTGGAAGTTATGCGGCGTACATGGATATATCACATCCAGAGATAATAGAATTTTTAGAAATGAGAAAACCTAGTGGTGGTGACATACATAGAAAATGTCTTAACCTTCATCATGGTGTAAATATTTCTGATGAGTTTATGCAGTTAATAGATAACTGTATTAAAGAACCTACGTATGATGACAGTTGGAATTTAATTGACCCACATACAAAAGCAGTAGTACGTACTGTATCAGCTAGAGATTTGTGGTTAAAAATATTAGAGACAAGAGTTGCCACTGGTGAGCCGTATGTTTCATTTATTGATACAGTTAATGAAGCATTGCCTGAAACACAAAAGAAATTAGGATTAAAAGTAAATCATTCTAATTTATGTACAGAGATAACACTTGCTACTGATGAAAACAGAACAGCAGTTTGTTGTCTATCTTCTGTTAATTTAGAAAAGTATGATGAATGGAAAAACAATAGTTTATTTATACCTGATTTAATTAGGTTCTTAGATAATGTGTTGCAATACTTTATTGATAAAGCACCTGATGAATTGTTTAGAGCTAAGTTTAGTGCAAACAATGAACGTAGTATTGGTTTAGGTGCTATGGGTTTCCATGCTTATTTACAATCAAGAGGAATACCTTTTGAAGGTGCACTTGCTAAATCATTAAACATGAAAATATTTAAAACAATTAAAGAGCAAGCTGTAGAAGAAAGTAAAAGACTAGCAGTTAAAAGAGGTGAAGCTCCAGACATGGAAAACACAGGTATGCGTAATGCACACTTGTTAGCTATTGCACCCAATGCTTCTAGTTCTATTATCTGTGGAACTACATCACCATCAATAGAACCATACAGAGCAAACGCGTATGTACAAAAAACTATGTCTGGTTCATTCTTGGTTAAGAATAAATATCTTGAAAAATTATTAGAGAAAAAAGGTATTAACAATGAAAAAACATGGACTTCTATTTTAGCTAATAAAGGTTCTGTTTTACATTTAAATGAATTATCTGATAATGAAAAAGATATATTTAAAACAGCAATAGAAATTAATCAGCAATGGATTATTGAACATGCGGCAGACAGACAAAAACATATTTGTCAAGGACAATCAGTTAATGTGTTTGTACCTGCTGATGTTAACATTAAAGAATTACATGACATACACATGTTAGCATGGAAGAAGAAGTTAAAAACTTTGTATTACTGTCGTTCAGAAGCAATTAAACGTGCTGAGTTAGTATCAAAAAAAATAGAAAGAACAATCATACCAGAAGCTGATTGTCTAGCCTGTGAGGGATAATGAAAAAAATAAAACAATTCATTAAAAATTGGGGTTGGACTAACATAATCTTAGCTAGTTTGTTAGGTGGATATATGAGTTATGTATTTATACTGGCGTTAGCTAATACAATATGCGATTGCATATAAAGGAATACAAAATGACAGATAGCAGTTTGTTTGATGGCATAAATTATAAACCTCTTAAAAAGAAGAATAAACGTAAGGGGGTTTCATGTCATCATTCTAATAAAAAACAATCAGTGCTATGGACAGTTTATCATACTGTCCTAGCATTGGAATTATTAATCTTAATTATAATAGAAGGAGTAGAATTATTTTATGGGTTTCAATAGTTATAAAATAAGAGATGGAAAACATATTCCATCTAAAAAGTTTAAAGAAAACTGGAATGATATTTTTGGTAAAGATAAAACCAAAGAAGAATTACCAAAAGAAGAAGAAGATTATATCAAGGAGTTAGAAAAAAAGATATGAGTTTATTTGACAAACGAACACACTATAAACCATTTGATTATGGTTGGGCTTTTGAAGCTTATGACATGCAACAAAAAATGCATTGGCTACCAAGTGAAGTCCCGTTACATGAGGATGTAAGAGATTGGAATGAAAGATTAACACCAGAAGAAAAAAATTTAATAGGACAAATATTAAAATTCTTTACTCAAGGTGATGTAGATATAGCACAAGCTTATCTTGATAAATACATTCCTAAATTTAAAGCTCCAGAAGTAAGAATGATGTTGTCTGCTATAGCAACAAGTGAAGCTAACCATGCACATAGTTATTCATTATTAAATGATACTATTGGTTTACCTGATAAAGAATACAAAGCATTTCAAGAATATAAAGAAATGTCTGATAAACATGAATACTTGTTTACATCTAAAGGTAAAGGATTAGATGGCATGGCTAGAGAGATAGCTTGCTTCTCAGCTTTTGGTGAAGGTTTACAATTGTTTGCTTCATTTGTAATGTTATTAAACTTTCAAAGATATGGTAGAATGAAAGGTATGTGCCAAATAGTTACTTGGTCTATCAGAGATGAAACACATCATGTTGAAAGTATGATTAAATTATTCCATGAGTTAATAAAAGAAAACCCGAATATTTGGACAGAAAAATTTAAAGCAAGTATCTATCAAACATGTAGAGACATGGTAGACTTAGAAGATAAGTTTATTGATTTAGCTTTTTCTATGGGTGGTATAAGAGGATTAAAAGCAGAAGAAGTTAAACAATATATCAGATACATTGCTGATAGAAGACTGTTACAGTTGTCTTTAAAACCTAATTATGGTGTAAAAGATAACCCTTTAGGTTGGTTAGACTGGGTTCTTAATGGTGTAGAACACGCTAATTTCTTTGAGAATAGAGCAACAGAGTACAACAAAGGTACAATAACAGGAAACTTGTGGGACTAAAGTGCCCTTTTTAGAAGAAAACAATATGATTGACCAAGATGATTTAGTGTTACCACAAACAGTAGATGAATTAGTTAAGCTTTTAAATGAAGTTTATCCTGAAAAATCACCGTCTGTTAATGATAAACCTAATCAAATTTATTTCAACGCAGGTCAACGTGATGTTGTTAAGTTTATTAATACGTTAAAAGAGAGGACAGAGAAATAATTATGTGTATGTCAGCCCCTAAGGTACCTCAGGTACAACCGGCTCCCCCGCCAGTTGCTCCACCGCAGGCACCTATTGAAGAAGATAAAGCACCTATGGTAGAAACTGCTGTAGATGTTGATAAAGAAGCAACTACTAAAAAGAAGAAAAAAGTAGGTACTTCTGCATTACAAACTTCTTCAGGTTTAAATATACCTACAGTCTCAGGTTTAAACATAACTTAATATTATGCATTATAATAATATGTTACAACAAAGCGCTAAAGAGCGCTACGAAACTTTAAAACAACACAGAGAACATTTCTTAGATAGAGCTCAAGAATGTAGTGAGCTTACAATTCCATCATTAGTACCGCCTGATGGATTTCATTCCTCAACAGATTTATACAATCCATTTCAATCAGTTGGAGCAAGAGGAGTTAATAATTTAGCTTCTAAACTTTTATTATTATTGCTTCCACCTAATTCCCCATTCTTTAGATTATCAATAGCAGGACAAGCTAAAAAAGATTTAGACGAACAAAAAGAAATTAAGTCTGAAGTAGAAAAATCTTTAGCAACTATTGAAAGAGAAGTCTCAAGTAAAATAGAACAACTTGCTTTAAGAGTTAGTGTGTTTGAAGCATTAAAACATTTAATTGTTGCAGGTAACGTATTAACTTATTTACCTAAAAAAGGAAACATGAGAGTATTTCCTTTAACAAATTTTGTTTGTAAGAGAGATGCTTCAGGAAATATTATTGAAATAGTTATTAAAGAAACTATTCATCCTACATATTTAGATGACAATACATTAGAAAGAATTTCAGAATTTGAAGATTATAAACCAGACGAAGAATGTGATTTATATACTCACATTTATAAAATGGATGAGAAACAATTTTATACTTGTCAAGAAGTAAAAGGTGTTAAAATAGAAACTTCAATTGGTACATACCCTATTGATAGTTTACCTTATCAAGCTTTAAGAATGGTTAGAGTTGATAATGAAGATTATGGTAGAGGATATGTTGAAGAATTTTTAGGTGATTTAAAATCATTAGAAGGTTTGTCTCAAGCGCTTGTTGAAAGTGCGGCGGCATCTTCTAAAGTAGTATTCATGGTTAGACCTAACTCTGTTACTAGAAAAAAAGATTTAGCGCAAACTAGAAATGGTGACATTATTACTGGTAGTTCAGATGATGTTGCTGTGTTGCAAGCACAAAAACAATATGACTTACAAGTAGTTGAAAGAAGTATTGCTAAGTTAGAAGAAAGAATGTCTTATGCATTTTTATTAAACACTGCAATACAAAGAGATGCTGAAAGAGTTACAGCTCAAGAAATTAGATACATGGCACAGCAATTAGAAACTGCTATGGGTGGTATATATTCATTACTATCTCAAGAATTTCAATTACCTTTGGTGACCATATTAATGAAAAGAATGTCTCAAGCAAATGAGATACCTTCTTTACCTAAAAACTCTGTTAAGCCTACAATTATTACAGGTGTAGAAGCTTTAGGTAGAGGTAATGACTTACAAAAATTAAGAGAATTTGTTGCTGAAGTTGCTAACTTAGCACAAGTAAATCCTCAAATTGTTCAAACATTGAATACACAGGATTTAATAAAACGTATTGCTACTGGATTAGGTATTGATACGGAAGGGCTTATCAAGTCTGAAGAAGAATTAATGGCAGAACAAGAAGAGATGGCTGACCAAATGCAAAATCAACAGATAATGCAAATGGCTGAAAAAGCTGTTGCACCTGCTGTTAATGGCATGATGAAACAACAAGAACAAGGATAATTAGATGGTAGATAAAGTAGAAGTACAAGCAGAAGAAACTGGTATTGAAAAACCAGAAGAACAAGTAAACGAGACACAGTCAACACAAAGTAAACCTGAAGGCTTACCTGAAAAATTTAATTCAGTTGAAGATTTAGCTAAGTCATACGCAGAGTTAGAAAAGAAACTTGGTGGACAATCTCAAGAAACAAAAGAAGAAGTAGACCCTGTTGCTAAAGCACAGCCTAAAAC